TTCGGGAGCTAAGACGGTGCCTTTTTCTGCCTTGCGAATGATCTCCTCTTCTTTGCCTTTAAAGGGAACGCTAAAGTCAACGTCCTCTCTCTTCTTCTCTTCGGTCTCTCCTCCCTCGGCCATATACATAGGCTGAGGCGTCCGATAGCTCATCTGACCGCGATAAGGGCTGAGGCCGCCCATGATTCCCGGCTGTGCCATAGAGTATCCGCGCTGAAGGTCTGCGTAAGCCTCTTGACGCTTCGCTTCTGACTCCTCCTCTAGGCGTCTTGCGTTTGCCGCCATCTCGTCCTCAACATCCATCTGGGCCATTTGCCCGGCGGGGAGAGCCGCCATCATGGTTGCCTGCATGGGGGACAGGTTGCCAACAAGTCGATCCACGCCGGAAGACAAGGCGCTTATGCCGGATGGCTCTGGTGCTGGGGCAATGCCGGATGCGTCTGCGCCCACAAGAGACATCTGAGGACTGGTCAGTCCAGCTCCGGGGGCGCCGGGAAGGCCCATCTCAGCGGCTTTGAATATCTCCGGCGACGCTTGAAGCACATCCGGCTGAATAGCCGAGACCGCGCTTTCAGCGGCTTCAACGCCCCCAGCAAGGGCAGTCCCTGCCGTGTCAATAGTGCCCTGAGTGGCCACGTCGGCTCCGCCTTTAAGCGCCTCCCCGACCCCCTCTCCAACTCCGGACATGATCCCGCTTGAGAGGCCGGCAAGAAGTCCTCTCTTGAGATCGCCCGTGAGGGCGGCTGTCCCAATACCCGTTAAAGCCGCAGTACCCAAGGCTCCCAGCTTTAATGCCCCGCCAAGTACACCCAATGCCGGAGCAAGCAAAGGCAAAAACGCCTCAGGCTGTCCGGTGATTGGGTTAGTTGTGAGCTTCCCTGTAGGAGAGAGCGAGGCAATACCCGCCACTTCTATTGGGTTCATGTGAACAAGCATGGTGTCGCCATAACGACCGTAGCCTGCCATTTGATCCATCATTGGTTTTGCTGGGTATTGATTCATTGTTAGCTAGTCTCTACGCCAAACATGTTAAAACTTAAGCCGGTGTTGCTGGCATATACCGTCACAACATCCGCCTGCTGAAGGGTAAGTCCAAGTACCGCCGAGAAGGATTCGTTGGCGGCTATATTCTTGTCGTAATACAGATACTGACTGTCGTCTGCGCTGGCACCGCCAACACGCACACTAACTCGAAATGAAAGCGCTCCGCCTGTTCTGTTGCATACAACCAAGGAGCTGACAGTCGTCTGATTTAGGTTTGGTACTGTGTACAAGTCTGTGGGGGTCGTGGCCGCCGGCGCTGATTGCCCTAATACCTTGATAACATCAGCCACTGGAAGCCCCCATCAACAAAAACTGGAATCGGCGCAGGGCCAACGAAGAGTTCTTGTTAGTCTTGTTCGTGTTGCCCTCTACGTCAGAGGTTATATCCTGCAATGCCTGCTCGATGGTTCGCCGCGTTACCTGCTCGTTCTGAGAGTCGTAGTTTGGCGTTGATACCGGCAGTGTCGTGTATCTTGGCATTATCGCTTACCATCCGTCCTGACATCAAACCGCAGATCACCCAAGGTCCAGCCATAGCCGGATGCTGACGACGATATCCTGATAATCGCCTCCCGAGTACGCGCCCTAATATGGAACTGACCGGTGGTGCTCTCTATTTCTGCCGTGTCCAGCAAGGTCTCTTGCCCCAGCGGAAAGTCCTTACCTTTTACTGCTATTGACAAGTCAGCAGTATTTGCGGCTCCTCGGAAGGTGAAGTCGGGAAGTATCCTTCTCATCGACATGAAGGACTCGCCATCTGCTAGGCTAATTCCGCCGGACTCAACGTAGGCGTCTATAGGCTCCCCGTCCGCGCTGAACCCAAACTCGTGCAGATACAGATAGTTTGAGGCCCCTTCCGTTGTGTCGTTGGATGCCGCAATCGGGTACTCCTTGGTGGGCGCGTGAATGTACGCACCACGGTCAAGGGTTCCTACCGACCAAACATCCTCTAGGTAGTTATAGGTCACGTAGTTCGTGATATCTGCGTCCGTATCGCCGACAGGGTAATACCACGTAACCTCGGTGTCATCCGGATTGGCTACAGCAAACACCTTGAACCGCTGGTCAAACTGAATGTTGCTGAACACATAATTCAGCACCGAACAGGGCAGGCGCTGTACCGCACCTCGGTACACGTAAAACCCCTCTCGATCCATAAAGAAGACCGAATCTGCCGCCGATGCCGCCGCATTTGGCGATATCAGGCTTACATTCTCTGCCACCGGCGAGAATGAGTAAACAAATGGCGCCCCGACAAACCGCATCGACTGGATGCCTGCGTCGGTGAAGATCAGTATTTCTTGACGAGTCTTAATTGCGCCAACAATCGTGGTGCCGGTTGAAAGCACTTGCCCGCCAGAAGAGTTAATCGCCGTTGGCGTCCAGTCCCCTGCATTCTCTTGATCCGACCACCTGACCAAAAGGGGGTCTATGCTAGATCCGCCAAGCGGATTTACGCCAAAACATATGACGTGTCGGTCGATGTCAGAAACCATGACCTGCAATGCCGCAACCGGCGCATCTGACGCAGAACCCAAGGACGACAGCGGTATTGCGCGAGTACCCGTGCCGCTACTCTCGTCCCAATAATAGACGCCGCCACCTCTGGCATTGAATATCAGGTCGTCTCCGAAGACATCTTGGCTGTACAGCCGCAACTGGTTGGTCAAAGATATCTCGGATGACTCTCCAAATGCGCTATCGCCCCAGCCGTTAACACCCCAGCCCGTGCTCCCAACGAAGAAGTTGGTGCCCGTGTTTATCTGGTACGCCCCAACAACCGAGGCTCCCCCATTGCCGGTATCGCTGGCGTCTGCCAGCACCTCATCGCCATTCGTGTCTTTTGCCGTGATGGTGTAAGAGTCGGCGTCAATTACAGACGCTACCTGATACTCCTGATTAAGCACGGTGGCAGTGATGTTTCCACCAAGACTCACCGCGCCGGAATATGTTACAAAATCATTGATTACAGCCCCATGAGCTGTATCACTTACGGTGAGCGTAGATGTACCACTTGAGGCACTAAATGTAACGTCACCTGCCGTCGTGGTTGCTCTTATCGGCGTTATGTCAAATATAGCGCCGCCGCTCTCGACGTAAACCTTCAGGTTGGTGCCTATGCCGAGATACTTGGCGCCAGTGGCAGTACCCCAGTCTTTTAGTGAGCGACAAACCCCCATGATGGTAGAGGACACATATTTTGCCCAGCCGCCAATAGTCTCAACACGACCCTTCCGGAAGCGAATCTTGTCTGAGTCAAACCAGCCGGAGTCGGCACTATACTGAGTCCCCTCTTTGTCAATCCCCGGCTTGAAAGCTATTTTGGTAAGTGCCACGACAGCTCCTCAGTAAGTCCACATAACAGGCGGTGTTTCCCGCTTATCTACGTGAACAAAAGTGCTCGCCACCCCGATGCCGTTGAATCCGAGGCGGATGGCGTTCTCAACAATCACTCGCCGTTGAGCGCCCCCATTGACGGCAATATCAGCGGCTATCCCAAGAGCGTGAGTTCCGGGGGACGACTTTCTTGCCTCAATACTATGACTCGGCGACCTGTACCCCGAAGTTATCCTGAACGGAAATCCACACGCCTCCCTCAGCTCGTCGAGGGCGTATATAAACTCTGGGCTTATAGAGTTCTCACCGGTCTCTTGGCAGGCAAACTCATCAAGCTCAAAATACTTAAACTTCATTCCTTTCTTCCAGACCCCAAAAACAGACCAAAGCTCCCTGTCAGTGCGCCAGTCATGACGCTAACGAGGCCGGCTTGCTCGAGGGTTGGCTCAGGTAGGGTCATAAACCACTCGACGACGCGATATGTCATGAATACCATCGCAACCATGAGGAGGCGAGGAACAATTCGCCATTGATTCAGTTCTTCTGGGGTCATTTGTTCTTCAGCTTCATTAACTTGTCCGCGCCCCGAATGCCGAAGCTAGCGCTGACTGCAAGAAATAGTAAATACTGATACCAGTCTGGAAGAGTCTCGAGAGTAGAAAAGCTGTCAGAAACGCGATCAACAATAGTTGGATCGTCAGCAACAACGCTATATCCCAGACAAAATAAAGGAACCGCAAGTACAAGTGTCCAAAACTCATCCTTCCAAGAATTGGCAGACGCGCCAGCCATCTTGCTTTCCCAGTCCGCATCATTTTGAATTACCTGTAGCTTTGCCTGATGCTTGGCTTGAGATTCCTCGTGCTTGTTGTTGAGGTAACCACCAACAAGATTAGCAACCGGCGATATGAGAGCCTGCCAGACCATCAGAAGGTACTCAGTGCAACGCGCTTCCAGCTATTCGCCGCAACGCACACATAGATATAACTAGAGTCCCAAGCAATATCGCCCGCCGTTCCAGAGGCTGATGAAGACGCCGGAGTCTGGGACGTCTGAACCGATATCTTATTTCCGGTCGTGGCAAGAACTGTAAATGTGCCGGCGTCCGGAGTGGTTGCGCCAATGTTCGTGCCATCGATATCGCCCCCGTTAATGTCAACAGAAGCCGCAGTGAGCAATCCTGTAGAAGAGGCGTCAGTGAATGTTGCCGATGACGCTGATGTCGAGCCAATTATCGTGCTGTCAATAAATCCGCCGTTAATGTCTACGGAGGAGAATGACGAAGACCCCGTCGATGTAACGTCGCCGGACAGATCTCCGGTAACATTCCCAGAGACATTACCAGTTACATTGCCTGTCACATTGCCAGTGACGCTCCCCGTAAGATCCCCTGTGACATTTCCGGTCACGTTTCCGGTCAGACTGGAAGTGATATTCCCGGCAACAAGATCAACAAAAACCTGAGTTACCGTGGCTCCCGCTCCTGACCCGCTGAACTTCAGAACAACATCCTTGCCGTTGGCGACTTCAAAGTCGTTGCTTGCGTTGTATGTGCCTTGAAAGATAATTAGCGACTGGCTTCCAGATAAGCTGTTTCGCACAAAAACAATCTTTTCTGCGTCATTTGGCGTCAGTTGCACATAAGCGGTTGCACCGAGATCTCCGGCATCCGTAAACTCTATAAACTTGTTCCTGCCGTCAGATGTTGATCCGTTCGTTATATCTAACGCGTTAGGGGACCCCGATGTGCCGGCAGAGGCCAGCTCGATCTGCGCGACCCCGTTGATCGCCTGATCAATTATGTCGAAGTTGGTGTTGGTTGTGGCTCCCCACGTTCCAGACTGTTCACCTGTGGCAATCTTCTCGATGCCTAGATTGACTGTATAAGTGCTTGGCATTCTCTATTTCCTATGCGGCAATTTCTGTCCACGTCGTTGTTTGCGACGGGTCTATTGGGTTCCAGATCGTTTGGTTTAACTGGCCGACTTCTCCTGTAGCGGAAACGCCGGTAACAAATACATTAACCTGCGGAATGGCTGTGACAATTCCCGGTCGACCAACCATTCTGGGCGATGTGACGAAAGCGTCTACACCCTGACCCTCAATGATCGTGACAGATCCGGGGGTTCCTGTCGCCTCCAGTCCGGTAACACTGACGTTCGCGTCCCCGATAACGGTGACGCCTTCGACGCTCGAAGTGGCCTCTAGGCCGCTAACCGCAACATTTGCCTCTCCAACAACGGAGACCTCGCCAACACTGGCTGTGGCCTCCAAGCCGGTAACAGACTCAGTGACGCCAAGCTCGAAAGATAGATCTTCGGCTGTGTCTCTGAGGGAGGAGAAAGATCCTTGGGCAAAGGTCTGACCACCGAATAGTGGCGCCTGATCTTCATTTGTAATTGTCGCGGCTTTTGCTCTAAGGCCGGTAACCGATATCACAACAGGGATTGACCCAACTGCGTCGCCAACGGTAGCCGTAACCTCAAAACCGGAAACAAACACGCTGTTAACCGATATTATCGATATGTCACCAAGCTCTGCGGATGCGCCAAGCCCAGATGGGGATACGTTGGCTACGCCAGTAACCGTTACCGCGCCAACAGAGGCTGTGGCCTGTTGGCCCTGAGGAGATACTGGCCCCTCAGCGGCTTCGCCAAAAGCGGCCTCTGTTAAAGCAAACGCACCAAGCATCCCTTAGTCCTCGTACTGATCGCCGAAAAGGAGCTTTTGTACCGTCTTAGTCTCGTAAATCCTTATTGCGGTCCAGACTATAGTGAACAGCGCCGCCAAAGGCGGAAGTATCGCGCCAAGCGTTCCCAGCATCGTGGCGAAGCTGGCCATATCTACAACATGCTTAGTCGTTTCATCCATCTCGATCAACTGCCCCGATGTCCTTGATTTGTTTGTCATCAGCCACCTCGACTTAACTGATGCTACCTTAGCGGATTGGATACCGCATCCAGCCCATTCCAGAGATCATTTATCTCCCTGTTGATTTTTTTGACCTCGTCATCATACTTTTTGACGATATCAGCCTGACTCTTTACCGTGATGGCGCTTTCGCCGGCGGTTTTTTCGGCCTCAGAAACCCTGTCCCTAAGGTCCAGTAGTTCCTTTTGTCGCTCCATGATCTGCTCTAGATTTGCCCCAAGCTCCGCTAGCTTTCCTTGAAGTCCCGATATATTTTGGTCATCGAGTCGTTGTTCCACAAGGTTAACGCGATCAGATAGGGGCGTGAGGTCAGGAACAGCAATACTGTCAACCCTTCCCTCAATAGCGTCGATGCGAGAGAAAAACTGACTAGCACCCCAAATGCCGCCACCCAGAGTGGAAGCCATACTGAAAACAATAGCAATCCACACGCCTTTGAAAGAAGTCCCACCAACATTGAGCTCAACATTCTCAAGCGCCATACTATGCTCCGTTCGAGGCTACGCACTCGTCGCGCTCCACTGGGTCTTGTATAAAGAAGCAGGGGTTTGCCGTCGGGCCAGTCGTATAAAACCCGCCCTGCTCTCCAGCCGAAAGAATGTCAACGCTTGCCTTGAAGTAACTGCTCACCGACAATGTGACCGTCATTGCGTAAGTCTCAAAACCCACCGTCACGTCACCGTTTGCCGCATCAAAGAAAGCATCTCCTGCCTCTGCGTAAGTGGCGCTGACGGCGCTTGCCTGCTGGTTTGCACTGTCAATAAGGGCTGGATCACCAGCAATAGCCATAAATGCCGCCGCCTCCTGCGTGGCAGACTCAACCCCTTGCAAAGAGCTGTTGTATAGGTCCACCTCGGCCTGATTCAGCGTTACATCATTCTGTGTGATGTAAGTCTGCAAAGCCTCTGCCTGCTGAACATCGCCAGACGCCTGAGCCTCTGCCGCCATATCATTGATCATAACGACCTCGATCATCGCGCTAGAAGCCTGAACGTAAGTGTCTATCGCGACATTGACGTTGTTCATCGCATTCTGAGCCTGATCGTCGAAATACTGCTGTGCACCGGCGTCCGCTACATAAGACGCCTGCTGTACAGAAGATATCGCCAAGTTGTAATCATCGGCCTGCTGAATACTCACAAGGCCCTGATCCGTAAAGCCTGTAGGGGCTATCCCTCCCTGAGAGGAGTAAACTTCCATCCCAGATACGGCCTTTATGCCATAATCAAATGTGCTTCTTATTGATTCGCTTGTCGCTACCAGATTATCAATCGCTTGATCCGCGTAAGCTGGTGCGATACCGATCACTAATACTGTCCACAGAAGACTCTTCCTCACCGCTGTCATCTCCCCCGATGCTCAACACTACATTGTAAAAGTTTTCGTTTTTCTTGTAGTCAGGAATAAATAATTCCGGATTTTGACGCATGGCCAAAACCGCCGCCCTGCCAACAACCAGCTTGCCGTTAACAAGTACAGGGCAGGGAGTGCCAGAAACAAACATGGCAAGCCAGATGGCGTTTTCTTGACACATTAAGGAGACAGCCGCGATGCTCATGCCAAGCTCCTTTAGGGTCTTCGCGTCTTTGCGCCTGTTGCATTCTTCGTCTTGTATGTATCTCCCAGCACTCGCCCCAAAAAGAATCATCTGGAGACCTCCCGACTGGGACTTTAGGCATGTGTCGTTGCCTGAACTCATTAGGCTTGGAGATACTGCGCTATAAACTGGCATCTGACTGCTTGAGCCGGCGCCGTTATAGGTTTTTGAGTTGTTTGTTGTTTCGTTGTAGGAATCTACTACGCTTCCCTGCGTATTCGTGTTTAAGTCACCAGACTGGCTGTTATCTTGTGCGGCCAACCCGCCACAAAACAGCATCAGCGAGAAAAACCACCACATAACTAGTTAATCGCAAGTTATGGTCGTCGTTGTGCCGTCATCCGAAGCGGAGCAGGTCACCACATTGGTTGTGGTCGTGGTCGTATTGACGAGCGGGTTCTCCAAGAACGTGTTGACGGTAGAGCCGTACTGAGACATAAGCGCCTCAACCAACTCATTGTCGCTCTGCTCAAGGGTAACAACAGAGTTCATTCCGGTGTTGGAGATACTAACCATGCCGTCAATAAACGGGCTATAGTCCACGTTGCCCATCGTCCCAAAGGTTTCGTAAAGAGCTTGATCTGTAGCCGCGTTTGCGCCAACTCTCGCCAAGTCCACGTCGCGACTATACTTCGCCAGTGCCTTGGTGGAGTCTGTCTGCATGTACATCATCCCAAGATTTGACAGGGGAGCCGCCAGAATGGAGGCCCACTGCAATGCTTGAGATTGCTGGGGCTGTGGGGTAATTGTTGGGGTCTGTGTCAGCGCTAGAGCCATCACAGCCGCAGAAGCGGCCTGACCATCGCCGGCGGCGGCTATCTTGGACAGCGCCTCAAACTTGGCCCTAGATGCCTCTGCGCTAGCCTGCGCCGCCTTCTCTACCGCCTCATAATACTGAGTTGTACTTGATGCGCACCCCGCCAAAGCAATGACGCCCATCGCAAACAGCGTTGCAGAAAATAGTCTCATGACTAACCTCTCCTTATTCAGGCTTAGTGGGCCAAACAATGTTTTGTGGGAATCCCGGCTGTGAGGGAACATCGCGTAGTGCCTGTCGATAATCAAGCTGGGCTTGCGTTGGGTCTGGCGTGTCTGAAAACATCCAGTGATCTGTTTCTGATAACAAGAAGTTTCGATACTGGCGCTCAACAATTTTTCCGCTTTCGATAGCTTGTGCTTGCTCTTCAGCCGTCAGCTCAATGACAGTCCAACCAACTGTAGCGTCACCCGGCTCCCAAGACTCTTGCTCAACACGATGTGTGTAAGGATTATGACTTGGGACAGGAAGCGACTCTGGTGGCTCGATAGGCGTGTTATCAATAACAGGCGCTTCTGCTACGCCGCCACCAGACATGGGAATCTCTACAGATTCTGGATGACTTGCAAGGCGCTCCCAAGATTCTACAACTGCTGGAGCAAACCCTTCGATCATAGAAGCTAAATACGCTTCATCAAACTGGCGCGGGTTGAAGTTACGGATGTAATCAGGCTGTCCTTCAGCGCGATACACAACCGTCATAAACTCCTGTTTGGGAGCTAGCTTTGTGATTTCATATGTATATTGCATTGAAAGTTCCTATGATATTCTGTATCTAATAATGACGATACCGGAGCCGCCGCTAAAAGGATATACATTTGTGCTTGAAGTAGTTGGCTTACCGCCACCGCCTCCACCGAACCCGTTAACTCCGGCCGACCCTCCAAGACGGTTTCCGAGGGAGTCTCTATAGCCGCCAGCGCCACCACCTCCAGAGCCGCCGGAAGACGGAGAGCTTGAAACATATTCGCTGGCGCCGCCTCCGCCACCTCCGCGCACTGTACCAAACATACTAATTCCTGCGCCTCCATTACCGCCTTTTGAACCGGGAGTGTTATAGCCTGCGTAATACCCATTACCGCCGTTACCGCCAGCGCCACCACCGCCACCGCCAGAACCGTTATATTGATCACCTCTTCCTCCGTCGCCGCCTTGACTGCCCGGAGCATGAGTGGGGTTTGGGCTTGCGCCTTCACATGCTCCACCACCACAACCGCCTGCTACAGCGGGAGTAACTCCAGAATACGGACTACCGTAGGTTTCTATACCGGCGCGTCCTCCGCCTATCGCAGTAGAGCCATTAAAAGAAGAGCTTCCTCCGTTTGCGGTTGATCCGCCTGCGCCGCCGCCTACAGTAACGGAGTAAGACTGAACAACGGCTTGGCTTGTATTTGTTGTTCTACCGCCTCCACCGCCTCCAGCCGAGTTGCGATTTAATCTAGCTATTGATCCGGCTCCTCCGGCAAGTATTTCAGCTTCTAGTTGGTTCCAGCTAGAATCTCCAACCCCCTCAGCAGTGACAGTAAAAGTGCCGCCAGACGTAAACGTGTGGTAACGATAGCCACCAGAGTCAGAGATGGTCCCGCCTGTGGCTGTTATGGGAGCTTGATTTGAAGCGCCTCTAAGGCTATTAATACTGATCGTGCCGGAACTGGGAACAGTGCCTTCGTTGCCTGTAGTTCCAGACGGAACTAAACCGCCACCTGCGTAGTATTCAGACAGAGATTCTGGGGGAGAGCCGTTAAACTCAGCGGAAATGTCACTTAATCCAACTGGGCCGGTAGATGGTACTGCCATTACGGTGCTCCAAATGCAGTTACGTCATCAAGCGCAATGATTTCGCCTGCCGTTGTAATTCTTGCTACATCGGTTCCGTCGTAAACAAAGCGAAGATCTTGGGTGTCTAACTTGATTTCCCACAGTCCAATTTTAAACGCTGTCGATGCGGTAACACCTGCGTCTGAAACAGTTAATTCTGTAGCTGTGGCGTTGTCATCAATACCCGTGGAGGTAAGGTTTCCTACAGTAACAGCAGTAGATGTTGTTGCGCCATTAGTAACTACTTCATCTAACGTAATGTCAGAAGAAATTATAGAGCCACTAATGCTGATGCCTGTACCGGCTGTATAAACCTGTGCAGACGACACCTGAACGAATGTGATGTTTGTGGTGCCGAAGGTTATGGTGCCCTCGGTGTTCATCACATAGGTTTCACCAGCACCCAGCGTACCTTCCTGAACAAAAAATCCGTCCCCTTGTCCAAGAGAATCTGGATCTGAAGGCGCGTAGCTGTCAGCATCAGTAGCTCGTGTAAGCACCCAGTTAGTAGACGCAGAGCCCGTATCTGTTACAGTGTAGACGCCATTTTGTGTTTGATCTGTCTGCTCGTAAATAAGCACACGATCCGACACGGACAGGGTCACCCCATCGATTACCAGCGCCTCTTGAGTGCTGTTATTCGTAAGGGTGGCGCCAACACCAGAGGTGCCGTTGTCGTAGGTTGCAGAAAGGTTGCCTTCCTTCTCGACGCGGACCGGGGTATGATAATGAATACCCTCTGCCGCCACGCCGTCAACATACTGCTTAGTCGCCGCCTGCAAGCCGGATGCGGGGTCCGCATTCAAGGTTACTGTCCCAGAGAAAGTCTGGTTCCCAGCAATCTTGTTATTGGCATCAAGGTACATAGCCTTAGCGGCTGGGTACGTGACGAAAACGTCTTTTGTGCCGCTTTGCAGGTTTACTGCCGAGCCAGCGTTTGAGCTTTCAAGAATGGTGTCCCTCGAAAGTGAGTTTGTCCCGCTGGTGTAGGTCGCCAAGCCAACCTCATAATCGCCATTGTTGTTGTCAACGATGGCGTAGTAGGTGGTGTCCCCGTCAGATAACTCCGAAGAAAATGTGACAAAGTTCACGGGCGCACCGCCAAGGGTGATATCGCCCGTCCCCGTGGAGGTCGTTTCCTCCTTTACGCGATCAGCAACAACAAGAGCCATGATTATGCAATCCGAATAATAGCGTTAGAGGCGTCAGCAGTTGGGAATACGATGGTGAAGTCCCCAGCACTGGATGTCTTGTCAGCACCAAAATCCAGAACAACAATGCTGTCAGTGGTACCAGAACCGCCGCCAGTCGTTGTGTTATAGATTAGCGCACCACGAGCCGTGATGCTAGACGATGCGAAAGTAAGATCAGCAAAGTCAGTAAACGCGGTCGTTCCTGAGGTTGTTGGTGTGACGTTGGTTAGTGTACCGCCGCCGGCAGAATACCCCGTTCCAGACGTTTCGTTGGTTGCCGTGTAGTCCGTGGTTGACGCATCAAACGTGGCGCTGTTGGTGTATAGCGCTAGCTTGAACGTGTGTCCGGTGGAGTTGGTGAAATTGTGCTGGGCCTGCATAAGCTGTTGCTTGAACGAGGTGCACATATAGTTACCTGAAAAAGCCATATCAAAGTCTCCTGATTGTTTCGGCTAGGTCTTTTTGCCCAGCATCGAGCAGGGCGTTGTAAACAGTCGTCCTATCGCTACTGATAGCCTGCTTCATGTAGAAGACAAGCACAGCGCGAATATGGTTTTTGAATGCATCTGCCTGCTCCCTGATAATTGGATTTGCATCCTCAGAAACGGCGATGATTTTGTTAAGGCAACGCTCTGCTACCTCTTCAGGGGTGAAGCCACGGCCTGAAGTCGTTTGGACGAAGACACTGCCTACGTCGGAATTTCCGCTGTCAAACATTAGCTTCTAGGCTTCCTTACCTCTCCGCTACGGTAGCTGTCAGTTGTGCTGTAGCCTTCGCCAAGGATCTCCAGCTTGGCTAGGGCTTCTTGATACCGCTGGACATACAGTTGCATCAAGTCGGGGTCTCCCTTGAGATAGGTATAAGCCTCAACAAGAGATCCGTATAAAAGGGTTGAAGCCGCATTGTCTCCTAGCCAGCTCGTGCCGTCTGCCGACTCCGTGATGGATTCCGGGCTGTGGAAATAATGGAGTTCAACCGCATAGTTTGCGTCAGGTGTCGGGCCAAGTATGAAGTAGTTGCTACTAAAAACTCCGTAATACTTGGGGGCGCCCTGAGTCGATGAGCTTGGATATGCCTGACGAATAAAGTTTACGTCCTTAAACATCAGGTAGTCGTATCCGCTATTATCAATCGCCATCGAATACGGGGTCAAAAAATCCGATGGCATAATCAGGTACTGATCCCCAGAGGCCACTGTTCCTGACACGTTTTTACGAAAGTCAGGGATCTGGACGCTCTTAAGGATCTTGTCTTCAGCCTGCTGGATGATCGTTGGCAGGTTGTTAACGAAGCTGGTCTCGTTGGACTCAACATAGTCCTGTATTGCCTGCTTCAGTGTGGTGTATGTGAATGCCATTAGCTCGTCTCTACCGTTACACGCCCAACCACAGCTTCCATGTCGAGACCGACAGTGCGACTACCCAAACTAGTAACGCCGCCGCCCACAGGGTTCCAAGCAAATAATTCCCTACTCTGAGTAAGGTCTTTGTCTGGCCTCGGAAAACGCAGAGCCTGAGGATCGCTCGCATTGACATCTCCCAGCTTGAGTTGAGGCTGATCCTTGTCCACAACATCTCTGCCCACAAGAAGGCCGTTCCATCTGCCATCTTCGATCTGCCGGACAAGGTCTCTCAGCGGATAACGAAAACCTGTTCGATCACAAAAGCCGAAGGCTTTTTTACCCTTCGCGTAGCTACTCATAAATCGCTATAGCCCCCCGGCGCGACATAAAGAGACGCTTTTTCTCTAGCCGCATCGGATGCCAATATCCACTGCTCCTCATATACCTGCTTCAACTGAGGCGCTATCTGCATTGACTCTGGGCGCTTGCTTGCAATGTAATAAGCCAGACCAGCTACCAAGCACGGAAGATACCGCGCCGGGACATCCATCGTGTTTGACGCCGGCTTGCCACTATCCTCAACGCGCTCCAAGTAGTAGTACGCAAAGGTGTACGTTGTCGTCGCATCCGGCACTGGCCAGAAATGAAGGGTGATATTGGCCGGCTTGCGTTCCACGTAGAACTGCAAGGGCCTGCCTTGTGTTAACTTGTTAGTCTGATGAGCATACTGGCTCACCGATATTCTCTGCATTGTCAGGTCTGACTGCTTGGATGCATCTCCCGCGTCAGTCCTCAAGAGGCCCTCGACGATGTCCAGTTTTTCTCCCGTCAGATCATAAGATGACGTTCCGGCAACAAGAGAGAGCGTCGAATCCCGTACCGTCCAGAGATTAAGACCCCTGTTTTGCCACTCAAGCATAAGAAGATCAAGGCTACGACGAGCAGTCTTGTAGTCATATCCGCTTCTAAGCTCAAGCCCAGCACGTTCAAAAGCCTCCTCGATTATCTCTGACAAATCAAGAGTAAAACTGTAAGTCCCGCTAGTCGCCATTACGATTTCTTCCTACCCTTCTTTTTGCTGACGCCAGCCTCAGACAAGGCAATCGCTATCGCCTGCTTCTTGTTTGTGACCTTCTTGCCCGACCCGCCAGACTTCAGCTTGCCGGACTTAAATTCTTTCATGACCTTCTTGACCTTGGAGCTGGGTGCATTCTTCGTCTGCTTTCCGGCTTGCGCTCGAC